CTTGGAAATGTGGGTCAACAATTTTGTTTTACTTGTGAACCAGTTGAATACAATTATTCTCAAGAAGAACTTGAAGCGAAAGAATTGTTGGATTTCTTGAAAGAAACTGATTATGAAAAATTTGAAGCAGTTGTGGGAGCAATGAGAGGAGCAACAGAATCGGAAGTAAAAAGAAGAAATCACAAAACAGCAACACCTTATTATGTCTATAAAAGAGTTTTAGATGGTTCACCTGATAGAGATTTTTGTATGAGTATTGAAGGTAGATATTTCCGTAAATTGGAAATAGATATGTTAATGGACACAAATACTGAATTTGGTCATGAGGGTCAACCATATTCAAAATGGTTGTATAAAGGAGGTCCAAATTGTGTTCACGCCTGGTATAGAGTAATCGCTGTAGGTAGTAATATTCAAGAGTTGGGACCTGAGCCAGGATTACCAGGAAAACCACCAAAGTTGATGGAAAACAATGGATACTATAATGCTGATACAAAAAGAGCATCTGAGGTTGCTTACATTGTTTCACAACAAAATATGTCCCAATTAGATTTCAAAGCAGATACTGAAAAGAGAATGATTTATTCTCCATTGATGATACCAAATATGTTAATTCCAAGATTGGATGAGGTTTCCAATGAAAAGTATTATGTTAAATTTACACCACAGGTTATAGAAAAAATTCAAAATCTTTATATGATTGAGAAGAGATTGGACCAAACAAACTATGAACACACAGAACAAAAAATGTCTGATGTTATAATGGTTGAATCTTGGTTGATTTCAGGAAAATCTGATAAAGCATATCAACTTGGTTTCAACAGAGAGAATATTCCTGATGGAACTTGGATGGGTGGATTTAAAGTATTGGATACAAAAGAAGGAGATAATATTTGGAATAATTTCATTAAGACAGGAAAAGTTAAAGGATTCTCAGTTGAGGGTAATTTTATAACCAATTTTTCCCGCCTAAAAAATGATGAATATTTATTAGAAGAAATCATAAACATATTAAATAAAATAAACGATTAAAAAAATTATGAATGCTACACAAGCAATTAACAGCATCGTTAAATTGTTAAATTTACAATTCAAAAAAGAAAACTTTTCTTCAACATTTTTGGTTGATGGAACAACTGAAGTTACAAACAATTCTGATTCAGAATTGGAAGTAGGTCAAACTCTTTTTGTTGTAAAGGAAGGCACTCTTGTTCCTGCACCTGAAGGTTCACATGAAACCAGAGATGGTTTTATTGTTACTTTGGATGGGGAATCTACAATAATCGCAATCGCATCAAAAGAAAAAGAAATGAAATCAGAAGTAAACGCTGAAGATGATTCAATGATGGAATACACTGAAGCAAAAGATGCTCAGGGTCAAACTCTTGAATCAAGCACATTTGATGTTGGCGAGGATGTTTATCTTGTTAAGGAAGACGGCTCAAAAGAACCAGCACCAGACGGAGAACACCAAGTTGTATTAAAAGACGAGAGTGGTGAAGAGAACAAAATTAGAATTCAAGTTAAAGACGGTAAAATCACTCAACGTGAAAATGTTGAAGAAGATGAAGATATGATGAAACCCGCAATGATGAATTCTGATTTTTCAAAAGACATTAACGACATTAAAGAATCAATGGGTCAATTATTGGCTTTGGTTGATTCAATGAACGGAAAGTTCAAAACCGAGTTAAACTCATTAAAAACCGATTTTGATAGTTTCAAACAATCACCTGAAAGAAAAGCAGTAGAAGAAAAGAAAACTTATACTGAATCATTCGCTGATTACAAATTGGATATTATTAAATCATTAAGAAAAAAATAAAAACAAAACAAAAATAAAATGGAAAACAAGAAAAAATTATCGTTTAATTACGATTTAACGGCTCTTCCAACTTATAACTCATATGGTTCAGATATGTTGATTAAAGCAATCTTGGGATTGACTTTACCAAAGTACGCAACAATCAGACCAAATTTGAAAGGTACAACTGAAAAAGTTGGTTGGTTGGAAAACGATGTAATCCTTCAAGATTTATCTTGCGGATTTGACCCTACTGGTACAACTTATCAAGAATTGGTAACAGTTGACCTATGTAATAAAAAAGTGAACCAACAATTATGTCCATACGATTTGTATGATACTTATTTGTCTCAATCTTTATCAAATGCTAACTTCCAAGAGACAGTTCCATTTGAAGAGGTTATCTTGACAGATATTTCAAACAGAATCGCAAACCAAGTTGAAAAACAACTTTGGCAGAACAACATTGGAACAGGTTCAACAATTTACGACAACGCATGTTTCAATGGTGTAACTAAATTGATTACTTCAGGTAATGGTGCAACTCAAATCCCTTACACTGCAGCAACTGCATCTAACGGTTTGGACGTGTTCACAAAAATCTACGAATCCATCCCCGCAAACGTATTGCACAGAGATGACTTGGTTATCTATTGTTCTTACGCTAACTACAGAGCATTGGTTAGTTCAATGAGAAATCAGTCATTCATTAACTTGTTTGATTTCAACGATAAAGGTGTTTCTTCAGGACAAGATTGGGTATTGACCCTTCCTGCTACTAACGTAAGAGTTATTCCTACAGTTGGTTTGGATGGTGTTAACGCATACTACGCTGGTGCTGCTGCTTACTACATGGTTGGAATGAACTCAGAAATCATGACTGTTAAATCAATCTATGACCCATTTGAGGATATTGTAAAAATCCAGGCACACGTAACTTACGGATTAGGTATATTTGACCCAGGCTCATTCTGCGTTTGTAAAAACTAATCCATAAACTATTAACTTATAAAGAAATAGAATTATGGCATCATGTTATATTAGCACAGGTTACACCCTTGATTGTAGAACCAATTCTACAGGAGGTATCAAAACTATGTGGGTTTTGGGTGGTTCTGGTAATACAATTACTGGTTACACTGTAACAAGTTCACAGGTTACTGCTATCGGAGGTGTTGGTACTTGGTTTAAATTTGAGTTACCAAAACAATCAGGTTCTTTGAGTGAAACATTGGGAGTGAACACAGTTTCTCAATCAGTGACTTTCCAACCTGAAATTGTGGTAAACTTACCTAAACTTAATACTCAATTAAGAGATACCTTTGTAGATTTGGTATCACAAAATGAAATCTACGCTTTGATTGAAGATAACAACAACAGATATTGGTTGGTATTCTTGGACAATGGTGGTTTAGTTACCGCAGGTTCATTGAATACAGGTCAGGCTTACACAGATTTGAATGGAGCAACTGCTCTTACCATGTCTGGAGGAGAACCAACCTCAATCAGAGAAGTGGATGTTACAACCACAATTGCAGCGGTATTTACCACTGGTGGTTTTACTTTCCAATCATAAAAAAACCATTAAAATTGGGGAGGATAAAATCTCCCCATTTTTTAGCCTTTATGTATAGAATTGAAGACATTGCGTTTGATGAGTATCATGTTGAGAGTGTTGAAATGGATTTAGAAACTTGTGATGTCTATTTACGAGTTTTATTTAGCAAAGAAGATAAAAGAATACAACGCAGAAAATTGTTCAGGTTTGAGACAGATTGTAATGTTGATGTGAATAAATTAATTCAGGATTTAAAACAAATGATATGAGTAGAGTTTTTGTTAGAAAACGATTTAGTGATTATCTTGGTGAACAAAGAGGTATTGATGATATTGTTCAGTTTTTTGAACCAGACCCATCATCAACACCATCTCCATCACCAACGCCTACTCCAAGTGTAACACCAACACTTACTCCAACTCCATCAATTACACCTACTTCAACAAATACTCCAACACCATCAATTACACCTACTTTAACAAATACTCCAACACCAACCAAAACATCAACCCCTACTCCTACAAACACAACAAGTCCAACGCCAACTCCAAGTAGTACTCCATTACAATTTACATATTCTATGTCAGATTGTTTAACAGGTGGAACTTCATTTGGAAATTATACCACATCATTATTGATGTTGGGTGATGTTGTTAAATCAGCATTAAACAATCGTTGCTATACAATACAAAATTTAGAACCATTTTATAATCCATTGGCACAAACTCTTATTGTTGGAACTTTCCCTGATTGTCCTACTTGTATTGGTTATACACAATTTACAGGATTGTTGTTTGATGGTTCAACTGCAATAGGTGCTTGTGCTGGTATTTCCGCACCTGATGCTTATGGTAATAATCCTGTTTGGTCATTAAATACTGTTTTATACAGTGACCCTTATACATTAAATCCATATCCTGTGGGATATTTGAATTATGGTGGTGAGGTATTACAAATTGGAACTGGTGGAACTGTTCTAAGCACTTATACTTGTACATCACCAACACCAAC